GGCAAAAAGAGCATACTCTTAGCCATGCGAGGAATGCAGTAAGAGGATATGGGGGCTTAATCCATCATCTTCTGCCACCCACCAAACCATATATGGTTCACCGCATCGTAGACGAATTGGTGTATGCTTGGATTAGATATAACGCATCTTGTTTCATAACGCTTTTCCTTCGCAATACGATCAACTCCTTGGCAATGTAAAGCTAATGTACAGCCTAAGTTCGGAACGATGTAAAACACTTGCCCATCTTCACAGTCTGAAGGTAGATACCAATTAAGATAGCCAGTTGTTGCGGTGTTGACAAGGAAAGTATCCATTTTGTCGATATAATATGTTCTTGCGCTTATACGGGCAACTTTTAGCCTGAATCCTTTGATAGTGCCAGCAGATATATATAGAGCAATGTTGTTATTTTCTGTTTCAAATCCTGACCCTTTCGAAGATAAGTATAATGCTATGTTATTATGGACATCATTATAACCGTTAGTTTCTTTAATATTATATTCAAACCGTGCGACTCCTCGTAACATAGATGTTGCAGGCAGAGCATCTCCTAAAGAAACATACTGTCCTTTATCATGATCACCCAGCCATATACTAGGAATAGTCCACCCTGAAAATATACTTGGTTCACCGTGTAATTTATAATCCCTTATATCAAGTCCCCCAATACGACCTTTATCAGCTTCAATTGTTCCTTTCACGTTAACATTCTCAAACGTGGCATTCTCCGCATCAATGGTTTGCGCCTTGACACCCTCTGCAACAATCTTCTTGGCATCTATAAAGTTGGCATTGAGCTTTCCATTCTCAAATAGAGATGCTTCTTTATCGTTATTGGTAACTTTCACCTTGTTACCCATTAAATTAACGCTATCAGATGTTATCTCTATCCCTGCTTTCTTTAATCCGTCTGTAACAAACAACCTAATCTTGTCCGATAACATCTTAAACATAGAGTAAGCCTTACTTAGCAATGAGCCATCCTCTTTCACTGCTGTATCTGATACTATCGCTTCGATAGCCTTTTCATTAGCTTCAAACTTAGCATCATACACGTGGTTAGCGTTCACGTTGAAAGCTACACTACCTACACGAGTGTTACCCTTGTAAGTAGACGTGATATCCACTCTTCCGCTATATGCGCCCTTGGTAACGCTAGTAATAGTTAGCACACCATTAGCAAGTGTAGCCGTACAATTAACAGGCGTAATATTGTACTTCTCGGCTGTTACCTCTGTCTGTCCGTCATACAATCCCACCTTAGCCGTGTTCGCTGATAACACCTTTGTGAGAATTGCTCCGCTCTCATCGGTATCAAAGACTAGCTGACTAGGAATGACAGCTAAGGTAAGGGCGGGTGTACCGTCCTTACCGTGAATATTCTTTCTAACCGAGAATGTCTTTTGTGCTAATACCATACGCTAGTCCTCCCCTAGGTTAGTTTAGTTCCACCGTGAAAGCCTGCGTACCGCTCAACAAGTCAGCGTATGCAATTGCCAGCTCATAGCGTGCTTGTTGTGCGTTGAGTGTACACTTTTTTCTACATTGTTCTCCCCACGTGGTATCCATAGCATTGTTGGCAGCAAATCGCCACACGAACATCTTATGCGCCTGAAGAAAATCAGCATTCGTAACGTAGGTAGCACCCTGACGGATTTTAAACCAATGTGCCAATGTGCCGCCTGTATCCACGCTGTCGCCATTGGGCTGAAATACATCTATCTCATAAGGGTCGCTACCGTCATAGAGCGTACCAATAGCAAACACTTCCTTTTGCGCTGTGGCACTACCCGCATCGGCATCTTTGATAACACACTTAAAGATACCCACATTCGTAACTGCCGAAGCAGGTACGGTGATTTCGTTAGAGGTAACCCCCGTGATACCCTGTGCTGTGCTTGCATTCAGTTCCACCCACGAGCCACCTCTCAACATCATCCACTTGTAGGTAACATCTGTCTTATCAATATCGCCACCACGCATAAGATCGCAGTGCAGCTTCAATGATGCTGTCGAATTGTCGAACGTGTCGCCTTGTGGCATATACATACTTGCAAGAATGTTCATACCCGCATTCTCCACCTTGGTGATATCAATAGATGCCGTTATAGGTGCGGTAATCTTACTTGTTGGGTCAGTATAAGTCGCTTCACAAGTAATCTTCAAGCCTGTACAATCGGTAAGGTTGGTAGCCAACTTCTTAGCCGAACTACTCGCAACATCCACTAGCTTTGTAGCCGATGCCGTGCCGTCCTGCTTTGTTAATGTCCACTTAAATCCGCTAACATTAGCGATTTGATTGCCCGTAAGTCCACTCACCAGCAACATCGGCGTGATGGTCAGGTTCTGCTTTGTGTAGTCGGGCGCAAAACTCTTTGTGTCGCGCGAAAAAATCTGTGTTAAAGCCTTATCTACCTTTAGCGTAAAGGTGAGTGTCTTACCATTGATAACCTTCTTAACCGTAAAGGTCTTTTGTGCTAATACATTTGCCATTGTTTCTATTTTTTTTTAATTAAAAAGTTCTACTTGCTAATACATCGTTACCGTCGGCACTTAAAAACGCACAGATAAACGAGGTATCCCCCTTTAAGTCATCGTAAGTCACCGATAGCGTATCACCTATATTCTCGTGCGCCCCATTCCAAGCCGTATCACCAGCCGAATACTCGCTTACACGTGTCCAACGAAAGCGAGTAGTAGGCAGCGTGTCTGTCATCTCAATATCATTCTCCCATACGTGCAGCTCAAAGGTAGCCCGCCAATCCGTCTGCCCCTCCGTGAAGGCAGCACTACCAGCCGAGGAGAAACCCTCCACCCTTAGCCCACTACCACCCTTAGCAGCATAGATACCCCATGCCGCAGATTGATCGCTAGGTTCATCAGTTGTATCCATGAGACATATCCTTGTACTTCCGTTATAGGTATAAGTCTCATATCGGTGTGCTTTCGTTCCAGGCTTCCAATCGCCCATATATAGCACATTAGGCACTTCCGCACCACTCTCGCTAATCCATTTCAAGCTATTAGAGCGTAAGAACACTTGCCCAGCACTTAGATAAAATACGGCATTATCGGCAATGGAGTAATTGAAACTAGAGATAACCCTATATCCCGCACTGGCAGGAGAACCACCGCTAGTGGTCTGCATAATCACATTCATACGATTGGCAGTAGTAGCCGTATCTATGCCGTGTGCAAGATCCCACACTGCATTATGTCCGAACTGCACCACGCTATCGCCAGCTTGTGGCGCATCTGTGCGCTTATCGTCATAGTAAGGTGCTTCGTTAGAAAGAATAATATAAGCTTCTTCGCTGTCGGTCTTATCCTTAACATCGGCTACCACACGCCAATAAGTGCGATTGGCAGCATCTTTCGTTAAGCCTTGGCGAAGATTAGAAGTTTGGCAGAAAGCCTGATCACCAGCAGCCCAAGTATTGAATATCTGTGTAGTGCCGTCATCTGTTTTGAGGTGACACTTCCACGCTAGCACCTTACCTTCAGTAAGTATTGGGATAGCATCTAGCAATACGCTAGCAGCATTGCTCTGCATCTGATCGCCACTAATACCAATCATACGCCTAACCTCCAACTCGTGGAAAGCAGCTCGCACCATTGCTTCAAAGAAATCTACTTGTATATGGCTTTTGCCTTGCTCGTCTAGCCACGCTTTAAATCCTCGTACATTCTCTTCAAAGCCCGCTAGCTGCACAGCGTTAAGCACCGCATCGCCATTCTCTTTTATCTCGTAACCTTTGTTAAAGGATATACCCTTTTCAAAGGTAATGTTACCTTTAGCAGTGTCAGCCTTAGTCTTTGACAAGTAAGATTTATCCGACCTTTTAGCCGAGTAGACATTATGTTCTCCTGGTTTAATATCATCACCATTACCTATTACATCAGGAATAGTGCTAGTTGCTTCTACGACATATTGCCGTACACCTTTAATGTTACCCTCTATTGATGCTATCTTTCCTTTTGGAATAGCATCGCTAATCTCTAAGCTCACAAGTGACGGAAGATCAATAGTGCGCGAGATCTTTGTTATACGACTAAGCCGATAACCTATAGGTGCAAAATACTCTGCACTCTCTAATCGAACACGCCGCCCAACAAAGAGTTCTGCCTTTTGCTGCTCAACCCACACATGGTCGGTATCACCTTTATATACAGAGTTGTCTACAAAGTTCTCCTCGTTGAATTTTTGCACCGCTGCAAGTAACTCTTGCTCTGCCAACGGATAATATTCATCAGGCATACGCAAGTGAGACAATATATATTTGTCGCCTATCTTTGGAACAAGCAATCCACCAGGCACTTGCATGTCATCAGAAGGGAAGAGCGTAATAATTTCAAACTCCTTTGTTAAGTCAGCATAATTCACCTCAAAATAATGCTCCTCACTAGTGCCTTGTCCAGCTAGTTCACTACCTTCCTGAAAGGCGATACGCATCACATTGCCACCGATCTTATACTCATTAGGGTTAAAGTTGAGATCTTTATCCTTTATATAATAAACTTCAAAAGGTTTACCATCCTTACTTGTGCGCTGTTCCTGCCTAACAGCAGACACTACCCCTATACGGCGTGGGTAGATATTAGCAAAAGCAGCTTCTTCAAAATGGTGAACCACACCATACTTATCCACATCTTTATCTATCCACTTCTGTCCATTAGGTAATTGAAGGCGATTATGTCCATAACGTGTAGGATCAATGTTCTTCGTGCTACCCATAGGGAAGAGACGAGAATAAAACCTCACATTCTCTGCTTTTTGTCGTTCTAATGAGATTAGCCCTTTACCATATCCCAGTGTAAGTTCTTCCCCATATTGAGCCTTAGAGATATTAAGCGTTGTACCGTTTTCAAACCAATACTCCGTTTTAGCAGCCTTGCCAAGCAGATCTAGCGCATCATTACAATAAGTGCCATTATAATCTATTACCAGGTTCTCCGTTTGCTTAACCTCTCCAAGCTTAAAGAGATTCTGCCCCATAGCCTTGTTAATGGAAGCAAGGATAATCTTAGCATGCTCCGAAGCTGGAGCTGTCAAAGTGAAAATTGGTGTATCTTCGCTATCAGTATAGTTGATAACAAGGAAACGCTTTACAAGGCTCTCTATACCGTAGAGATCTAAAGAGTATTCCCATTCCTTGCTATTCTTCATCTTTGGCTTGTAACGCTCCATAAGCCAATAACGTTCACCAAGAAAGTCTACATAATCATTCACGTCAAGCTGTACATACTCATAAAGAGTAAACGTTACTTGAAGTTTATTGTCGCCTTGTAGTTCTTTCTCCTGATGACCGTTAGCCGAAGAAGCTACACATCGAAGAATATGATCCTTAGAATAGACCTCTATCATTGTTTAAACGTTATTTAAAAAGGGTTAGAATGAGGGTTTTGGTTCTTTGAATGTCGCTCTGAATGCGCCACAGTGAGCATCTTCTACCCATAGATTAGTAAGAGCTTCAAAGGGTGTAAAGTCAATGCAGAAAGTACGCATCTCAAGCCCTAACGCTGGAAAGTTCCACATAAGCCACCCTTTATCACCTTTCTTAATAACCTTTACAAATTGAGCATATCGCGCCAAAAACTGTGTCTTATTATCAGCCATTATAGCAAAGTGAAGCGTAATATCACGCGCCTGCGTCTTTTGTGTCAGCTCATCAGAATATTTCTCACCATCTTCTTCACGAAAGTCCACTGCCACATGTTCTTTCATCTTTCCTGGTGCTAGGAGCGCAGAGAGGTTCTCCTGCGCCCCCTCTTTTTCCTCTCGAAGAAACACATGGTATTCAAGCCATATATCCTTACCGTTGAGTAAAACTTGATTAGAAAGTATATCCATTATTATTTCACTTTGATTCCGTTACGTTTCATCTCAGCCATTGTATCGGCTATTTCGTCTAATCGCTGGCAATAGGAGGTGTTCTCTTCTATCTTTGCCAAGCTCTTTTGCGATAGTGTCATCTGCTTTGAAACATCCTCCATCTTTAAGTCGATAGATGCAAGGTGTATTTGTGCAGATGTCATCAAGCCTTCCAACTTAGTACCTTGCTCCTGTGTCATCGTTTCTATGCTACCACTACGTCCCTGTTGTCCCTCACTAGCATACATACTTATACCATGCTCTTTAGCCATCTTCTTAAATTGTGTAAGGAGATTAGTAGCCTTACCACTATCTCTTGTAACCTCAGAGGTTAAAGTATCCAAGATATTAGCGTATGCAGCAAAGCGCGCTTCGTCGGAGAGCGTTTCATCGGTGGCATATCGTTCCATCTCTTCTTGTGCTTTTACAAAATACTTCTGTAACACCGCAGAGTATATCATCTCACCCCCTAACTTCTCTAACATCTTTCCCACGCTATCCACCATCACCTTCCCTGCATCTGTACCGCTCTTAAAGGCATCTGTTAACGCGTTAACTATCGTGTTGCCGAGTTCTCCGAATATATCCGAAAGATAATCACGTATTGCTTTAAGGGCTTCTTCGTGCTGTTTATATAGATTCACAAGGTTCTGTAAGTTTACCTTAGCCTCTTCGTCCATATTTCGATACTTTAGGATAGACTCTGCTAAGGAAACATTCAGTTCTCCGTTTTTATCTATAAGTTTAGGATACAAGTCTAGCAGCCCTGTCGTTAAGTATCGTCCTTTTCCCCAACCAAACAAGCCCGTTTTCTCATGTCCTGTTACAATACGTATATTATTCAGATTTTTGAGGTCGTCGCTTATATCTCTTATATCTTTTTTCAGTTGCTTTACATGAGAGTTCCAACTAAAGGGTGCAACGCTATTTTTTAACACCTCCATTAGCTCTTCTATCTCCTTTTCAGACCAGAGAGAACCAAAGATTGTATGTTTAAGTCTATCATATTGACCTAGTTCTTTTAACGCTTTCTTAAATTCATCCGTAGCCCCTTTCATCACTCGGATAGCATTAATCGATTTGCCGTACTTATCTATACCAAAAGCAGTAGTGCCACGCTCATAGAGAAGAGATTGTTGAAGAAGTAAGAGGTTGTACTCCCTTTGCTGTGCTATGGCACTTGCCATAATTTCCTGCAATGCTTTCTTATGCCTTGCATTTGCAGCAGCAGCTTTACCAAACAGATTGATAGCTTCACCGAGTCCAGCCATTACACCACCAAAAATGCCACCTTGTGCAAATCCCTTTGCAATATTTGACACGCCACCCATAACATCTTGGATAGCTCCCATAGCTTCAGCTAGACTTTGATTGCCCATTTGCTCAAAAGCATTAGCAAGCCCCCCAGCGATTTTACCCACTTCGTCAGCAGCTATTGCAGCAGTTTCTGCCAGGCGTTTTACTTTCTTTTCCTTACCGCTTTTATCTCCATTATCCTTTAACAAATCCTTAATAGCTGCACCAAGAGCTTTGAATGGATTCTTTTTTAAGGTTTCATCTTTCAGCTTCTTCCATTGATCCATAAATGCCTTGAGCGCTTCAGGAGATTCTTGTAAACGTTTGAGTTGATCAGGTGTAATCCCCATAGATGCTATATCTTGCTGAGTAATAGTTTGCGTAACTTTACCCTCCTTATCCTTAACGGTTACAGTTCCTGTCAAGTCAACCTCTCCACGACTCATTGCATCCATATAGGCTTTGAGCATCTCTAGCTTCTTCATAAGTTGCTCTATCTCCTTTATACTCTTATCCGAAGAGTTCTCAAAAAGTTCCACCATTACACTAGAAGTTGCTTTCATCTCCTCTAGCTCTTTATTATTAACTTCTTTAAGTGCCTTTTCACGAGCCTTGCCAGCTTGAATAATAGCAGCATCTATCTCGGCAGCGTTCTCTGTGGTGCGTTTTGCTTGTAAAGCTTTAACATCATCAGTATATGCTTGTTCTATTAGCATGCGCTCACGATTAAAGTCATTATATTTATCAAGGAGCTTATCAAGTTCTTCTTTCTCTTTCTCCTTTTCTTCTTTTACCTTTTCATAGGCTTCTTTCTTCTCTTTAGCATTAATAGCAGTGATCTTCTGATAATATAGCATCACCGCTTGTACACGCTGACTAGCAGCATCTGTGTTCACTTGAGCCTCTCGCTCAGGGCTAACATACACACCACCTTTTCTAAGCTTGACGATAAGTTCCTTTCTACGCTTCTCTTCATCATTAATTCGTTGTAAAGTATCTTCATATTGCAATTTTTCTTCCGCACGCTCCTTATCATAACCTTCACGCATCAGAGCTATTTTTGTCTCTTCTATTTTACGATGTGCGGCAAGTTCGGCATCAGCCAACTCTTTTATATCACTAGAAAAATCTTCCTTATCATTATTCTCTATCTTAGGTGTTTTAGGTGTACTTGTGTCATAGCCAGTACCATCAACTTTGTTCAAGACAGCATGATTAGCAATAACCTTTTCCGACAATATTTTCATATCCCTATTGTTTCTTTCCATTTCAGCTTGGATTTTCTTTTGGAGTGAAACAGTACCCTCATACTCATCTATAATACCATCTTTAGTAGCCTCTGTGGCAGCTCTCATGGCAGCCTTAGCAGCATAGTCTGTAGCATCTCCAGTTGGTGTTATATCATCAACATTCTTAAGATTTTTGTTATGCTTAGATTTGGCAGCTTTATATTTTTTCCTACTGCGTTTAAAATAGTTATTATTCGCATATACGTATCCTTGCAAGTCTGCATTACGTGCTGCTAGCTTCTCTATTTTCTTTTCATAAGCACGAGCTGTTGCAGCCTTTATAATATCAACAGTCAATTGGCGATAAGCTTCAGAGGCCTTGCCCGCAAGGATAGCTTCTTGGCTCATATTTCCAAAGTAAGCAGGATATTGTTTTTGTAATTCCCCTACAGCTATCTTACGATCTTTGAGACTACTATTATGGTTTTGGGTAGCTTTGTAGAGCAGATCTAGTTTTACTTTTTGAACTGCCGCCGACCGTGCAGCGTCTTTCATTGCTGCAACTATTTGTGATTGACTTTTTACTACCTTTTTCTGAGCGTTACTCCATTTATTCCATAACACGATAATACCAGTTATGGCTAGCGATAATCCTAGTGTAATAGTCGCCATTAAAGCAGTTGCAGCAGCTGTTGAGATACCAAGTGTTGTAGCTAATCTTATATTTGCAGCCGACCATAACTCTTTAGCCTTAGTAACTGCAACAACACGAAAAGCAGAGTCGCGATTTAAGGTGTTAAACACTTGCTGCATACCCATAGTGATAGCCATCACACTTTGTAGCCTTGTCTGAATGCGGGCTAGTTCTTCATTCTCGCCTACAAACAAAGACATTACACCTGTCCCTGCAGTGAAAGCACCGCTTAAGCCATTAAGCCCTGATGCCATAGCTTCCCAATTGGCATCGTCAGAAGCCAATGCCTTCGTTTGAGCACGCACGTCGCCAAGGGTATCATTAAGTTCTGCTGCACGCGCCGACATTATTCTATACTGCTCCGAGTTGTCTTCACCAGCCAAACGCATACGAGCCAACTCTTGAATCAAACCACGATATTCTTTTGTAAGCCGAGTTACAGAAGCAGATGCTTTCTTGTTCTCTGCTTCTAATTGAGAGAGTGCGCCCCGTTCTTCTTCTAAACATACTTTACATGCTTTTAATTCGGCTTCCATTTCTACTTGCGCCTTACCAGGAGCCATCTTCTCATACTGCTTTTCTAACTTTTTAAGATCATCTTCGATGCCTTTCACCACAGTTTTTTGTGCAGCAATCTTTTCTGTGATCGTTGCTGCAGCACGTTCGGCAGCCGTTGTCAGGTTGCCCGTCTCCTTAGCAGCTTCCTTGGTCTTTTCGATCAAGTCACCACCCATCAAGTATTCTATGTTTACCGAATTATCCATCTAGTTTGCTTTGAAAAAATCCCAATACTGAATTTTTATTTGTCGAAGAACTATCATTATCTTTCTTTGGCGCATCCTCCTTATCGATGTATCTTGGTGCATCTGCCAACATCATAAGTAGTGTTTGGTAGTTGACACCCCAAAGTATATAATCCACCGTCCAACCCGTAGCAGCTGCTATCTGCCACACGAAACCGAAAGGGCTATGAGAGGTTTCAAAATGCCCCTTTAACTCCTCTTTCTTTTTTGGCTCACTCTCGGTTGTAGAGGGTTGCTCCACTCGCAAGATCTGATAATATTCGTAAAAGACTGTGTTCCCATTAAAGTAATGAAGTGGCGATTAGCAGCCAAAAGGAAAGTATCGTCTACAAGCCATAATAATAACCATGCTAGCAGTGGAGCTAACCATCCACTTACTTTTCCACGAAGAATGGTGAGTGATACCATCTGCGCTACCGTTTTGCCATGAAATGCAAGAAACTCCATTTGTTCATCTTTCGTATAACCTTGTATCTGCTCGTAGGTTGTGCCAAGCGATAGATACTTCCGCGCTATACGGATTTGATTACCAAGACAAGGACGCTTCATCGTTAGCCTTAACTCACGATAACGGCGCATCAATGGCAATCGCCATCTTAAAATGGGAATGGAGACACCCAAGTCCAGTAGGGCTTCTGATGCCTCCAATTCTACTTGTTTTCTCATAAGCTCTAACCTGCTTGAGAAAGGTTAATGGTAACCGACTTTGATGTTTCATCTTTCAATGTAAACTTCAAAGTACCCGAGCGCACCGAAGAGGTTGAGTTAGTAGTAGCTGTAACAATAACCTTACCTCCTGTAGTATCAACAGAGAACCCTGCTGGAACTTCGCTCATAGAGAAAGGACCACTAGCAGAAAGGTTTACGGTCTTGCTTTCGCCTGCTTTAAGAAAATTTAGACTCTTCGGATCAGCCTCGATGAAAGGCTCTGTAGGTATGATCTTAAATTGACCTTGCCCATTACCTGGTTCTAGCACTTCTAGTTCACACTCAATGTGCAAAGGTTCATCTCCACCAAGCTTACCACGTAATACTCCATCAAGTGAAGCCTTAGGAACAAGAATTGTTTGACCTGTGCCGCTAAGAATCTTCACAGCACCCTCTAACATTACATTGTCAGAAGCTGCCTCCCAGCTATTTCCCTCAACAGTTCCGCCCATTACTTGCTTACAGTTATTAGGCAACAACTCAATAAGGTTGAATTTTAAGAGATTGGAAGCTCCTTTCTTGCGTATCTTTTTCACTGGACCTGTACGTACCTGAGCGGCATAGAGTTTAATGTATTCAGCAGCATCGCCGCCCCATTCTACGCCGTCTTCAGCAATATTACCAAGTTTTACACCATTAAAGTATACCGCATCAAGCAGCATGATGTAACCATCGTTTGTTCTAGTCATGTTTTATCTATTTTTTAATGAGTTTACAAATAATTTCGAGTAGTAAAATAAATGCGCCAATATAGATAATAGCTTCCCACCAAGTTGGGTATCTTATCCTTTTAGTAATCTCTTCCTTATTTTTATTATGACGCACCACTTTATCATCTTTATGGCTAACCGTCTCCGCCTTACTTATCGTTCGCTTCACTTCTCTATTTATACGATCAGTAGTACTGCGTATTTTAAGTACGCCTTGCTCGTGATATACCTCTACATCTAGTTTGCCATGTCGTTGATGATAGACAGCACCTTGCGGAAGGCTAAGGAGGTTCGTTGTCGGAACTTCCACCATAACCGTCTCCGCCATCACTGGCTGCAACTCCTGGATAGTCTCCATCTGGTGAAGACGCACGAGGTGATGGTTGTTTTGGGTGAATAGCGAGTCGTTTACCAGCTCTGCGCTTACCACTGCTTGTTGTTTCGTTCTGCAACTCACGACTAACAGGGCACTCGCCACGATGAGGACAAAGCTGAATGGCTTCAATAGCCCGTGAAAGTCTATTAAGGGCACGCCTTGTTTTGTCATTCTCAAGGCGCAATTCTTCCATCTTTGCATAATTGTCAGTACTCTTTTTTTGAAGTTCTACAAGTTCTGCACTTACCATATCATACATCTGCTTGTAGGTATCTTCCACTTTCTTTTTGTTTTCAACCGTCTTAACTCGGTGGTTTACGATCCATGCAATGGCAGCACCAATACCGCCAGAGGGTATTGCCCATTGCAATATCTGTAGTATGGTGTCCATTGCTAATGTTTTTAAGTTTGCCTTATACCTATACTCCTCAACCATTCTTGCACATCAAACGAAGGACAAGCCTTAGCCGATACCTCGTTATGTCCTATGATACGAACTTGTGGAAAACGGCTGTGGAAATCTCTCACATAGGATGTAAGTGCTTTTGTTTGTGCTATGGTACGCGTATCTTTAACACCGCCCTTAGCATCAACACCGCCCACGTAAACAATATGACGAGCTACAGCGTTATAGCCTTTAGCGCCATTGGTAACCTCGAAGGCATCTACTTGCATATCCTCATTATTTCTTACTAAGCGTTCTACTGTGCCGTCAAGATGTATCATATCTGTGTATCCTACCTGACTCCACCCTCTACCACCTTCTGCAACAGGAGCGGTATGCCACCGACGAATTTCGTTACTCGTTACTTCTCGACCTGCACCAGTAGCAGTACAATGAATGATTAAGTATTTTAATTTCATCTTATCATTAATATTAAAGGTTGAGAAGTTCTGTTAGTATGGAGTCCATACAAACAAGAACTTATCCAATACCATTCTTTGCTTATTCCACTTGTTCTTGAACGATAGCTAACAAACCTTTCACATCGGAGCGCATAGAACGACCGCCACAGCGAGCTAGGAATGAATAAATATCACCGTAGAAAGTAGGATCACCTTCTTTTTCAAATGCCTTTACATCACCTACAGCACGACAAACACTATTCTCATGCCATGCTAATGCTGCAGCACAGTCGTTAACATTACCTGCTTCGTCTTCTGCCTTCTTCTCTAAGTTAGTGTTGTACACAGCAACAGTAGAGCGCATCATAATGTTAAACGACATCAATTTACCAAGAACACCCTTAGCCACATCGGCACAAGAAAAGAAAGCTTGACTCTCTTGGGTGGTCAAATCGTTGAGTAACTGCTGATACATCTCTGCATCAAGCAAAAGGTAACGACCTTCTTGTGGTACATCTTCTGCATTGAACTTCTTCATAGCTACAGCCACATCTGCTTTGGTAAAACTCTTGCGATTACCTGTAGCCTTAGCGGTGTGAGCAACAACAGATTTACCTGTTGTCCTAACACAGTGTTCTTTACTTGGTAACCAACTATAAAGCACACTTTGGGCGATAGCGTTCTGCAAAGCTGCTTTGTCCTGTCTTAATACACTCTCACGCTTGTCGTAGCTTAGTTCTACGGTATCTGCATGTGGGATGCGAATAGGGTTGGTTGTAAACTCATCAAGCTTAAAAGTTAAGTCGATATCCTCACGAGCAGTTACATCTGCGGGATAGCTGGAACGGTTTTTCTTGATGCCTGATGGAGCACCAGCGTTAGGAATATGAACTACTTTGCCGCCTTCCACGTATTCATCTGCATTGAAAGCATGTGCTAAGAAGCTGTTATTAGGGAATAGTGACTCCCTAATATCCTTAATCCAAATTTCTTTTTGTATTGCCATTTCTCTTTATCTTTAAATATTACACGTTGTCGATACTTACATATTAGGCTCTTTGCCAAAACATGCCTTAAACTTTTCCTTGTATAGTTCTGGATCGTTATCTTTTAACTCCATAAGCTTACCCTCGCGGTCTAGTTCTTCCCACGACTTATCTTTCAAGGCTACAACGCTCTTTTGTGCTGCGCCACTCTGAATACGCTCAGTAACGCTTTGTCGGGGAGCTATACCTGCGAGGATGTTTTTACCGATAGAGAAGTCTTTATCAAATAAGCTGATGTACTGTTCTCTAGCCTTAGCATCTATTCTTCCATCTTTGATAGCAGCATCTATAAGGGCTACGGCTTCTGTTTGCTCTTGCTGCTTTTGCTTCTCTTTATTCTCTTTCACGATTGCTGATAATGTTTCATTCTCCTTTTGCAATCTATCGCTATTAGCGATTAACTCGTTTACTCGGCTCACGATGTCTGACTCTGTAGCCTGATCGGTGAGCTTTAGAATTTGTGTTAATTGTCCCATTTTATTATTGTTATTGGTAATTACATTGTTGTTTGGTGTATCCTTTAGTCCAGGGATAGTAGTCCAGTCGGCTTTGTCAGTTAGTTCTACAAGGTTACCTTCCTTATCATAGAAAGCTAGTGCATTATGATTAGCACCAATGGTAACAATACTAGCCTCACGAACCGTCCAACGTGTTACCGTTGGTCCTATCTGACCAGGCAACTGAAGGTCGAAAGCATCGCTTACTTGTTCAGGAGCCCATGCCCCAATTGATGCCATACGAATAAAGTCGCCTTCTACTTTATTCATAACCTCTACAGCTCTAGTGTCTTTTTCGTCAAAAACGGCATCGGCTAATATCCTTGTCCCTTCTACACGGATATTTTCCCAGCGACCTATCGGCAAGCTCCAATCATTATGATTGAGCAGCATCACAGGGTTTTTCTTAAACTCTTCAAGGTTAGCTCCCGATGTTAGCATTCTAAAGCCGTAAGTGTTTACCGACTCATCATGTAATACAAATGTCTTTTTATTCATTTTGCGTATGATTTATAGCGCAAAGTTGCAATCTTTTTTAAGCTTATACAAATCGCAAAATAATGGTTTACAGTGTATTGCAAATAGATTACAATATACTTCTAACCCTTACAAAAGGGTTATTAAACCATACTTTTAAGTGCTAACTTTGCCTTATAAATTAGGTTAAAATATGGAGATTAATCAGAAAAAAGAACTAGCTAAACTACTCTATCTTACAGAGCGTAGCATTACTCAGCAGGAGCTTGCTGACCGTACAGGTGTATCGCGTCGTAGTATTGGCAAGTGGATTAAGGAGAGGGAAAACCTTAAACTTAACTTATTGCAAACTAGAGAAGAGCGTATTAACTCTACACTTATGCAGCTAGACGAGCTTGACAACACTATTCAAGAGAAGCCTGAGGGTATGCGCTTCCCAAACAAAGAGGAGTCGCTCATTCGTCGTAAGCTCACAGAGGACCTTGCTGCCTTAGAGCAAGACGCCTCTATCCGTGATATATATAACGTATCTAGGCGCATTCTTGATTGGATACGCCCTCGTGATCTTGATAAAGCAAAGGAATTAAGCAATTACTTTGATGCGTACATTAAAGAGCAAATGCAATGGGTAAAATAGACGATATTAATGCCTTTAAAGAATGGCGTACTTACCACAATAATCTTCAGAAAGATACTTCTGTTGATGAGCTAACGCCTTTAGAACGCGATAAAAAGCGTGCACAGTTGGAGAAAAATCCTGTAGAGTGGATAAAATTCTTCTTTGGGCAATATGCTACGCACGAGTTTGCTGCGTTCCATATTAAAGCTATTAAACGCATCTGCAATAATAGCGAATGGTATGAGGTGCTATCTTGGTCGCGTGAATTGGCTAAGTCTACAACGGTTATGATGTGTGTCATATATCTAGTATGCACAGGGCGTAAGCGCAACACCTTATTAATATCCAATTCTAAGGATAATGCTATTCGTCTTTTGAAGCCTTATAAAGATAGCTTTGAACGCAATTCGCTCCTAAAAGCTTATTATGGGGATATGCGTGAGTTTGGATCGTGGACAGAAAGCGAATTCTCGCTGACAAATGGGGCAGCCTTTCGCGCACTAGGTGCTGGAGAAAGTCCTCGTGGTACACGTAAAGATGATGTACGCCCTGACTGTATTCTTGTAGATGACTTTGATACTGATGAAGATTGCCGTAATCCTGACATTGTGAATAAGAAGTGGGATTGGTTTGAAGGTGCTGCTTTCCCTACTCGTAGTATCAGTGGCGACCTCCTTGTGGTCTTTTGTGGCAATATTATCGCACTTGATTGCTGCGTAAAAAGAGCGGGAGAGAAAGCCGACCATTGGGATATAGTGAATATTCGCGATAAAAACGGTAAATCATCATGGGCAGAAAAGAACACAGAAGAGGATATTGATCGTGTGATCTCGAAGCTGTCAACACGCATTGTTCAGCAAGAGTTCTACAACAATCCGCTATCAGAGGGTGAGGTGTTTAAAGAACTTACTTGGGGCAATTGTCCTCCACTTTCCAAACTTCAACTAGCGGTGGTATATGGCGACCCTGCTCCGTCTAACTCTCGCAACAAGGCTACTTCCTTTAAAGCTCTCTTCCTGATTGGATACTACGATGGCAAATTTTACGTTTATAAGGGCTTCCTTGATCATGTAGTCAACGAAGAATATGTGAAGTGGTATTACTATCTGCGTGATTACATCAATGATAAGTGTCAGGCGTTCTACTTCATTGAGAATAACAAACTGCAAGATCCTTTCTACGAACAAGTGTTCTTACCGCTCTTTGCCCAGAAAGGACGGGAGTTAGGGTTTATCCCCATCTCTCCTGATACGCGTCGTAAGCCTGAAAAGTTCGACCGCATCGAGGGCAACCTAGAGCCACTCAATCGCCAAGGTAAGTTGATCCTTAACGTCGATGAAAAGGAAAACCCTCACATGAAGCGACTAGAGGAGCAGTTCCTTTTACTCAACAAGCGTATGAAAGCTCCAGCTGATGGTGTTGACTGTATTGAGGGTGGCTGGTACATCCTTAACTCCAAGATCCGCACCCTCTCTGAGGAGTCTTACACCGTGGGAATCCGCCAGCGTTCACACAAGCGATATTAACCATAAAGCCTTTAACGCTCCATCCCTATCGGGGAGGGTTGGGGAGGGGCTTCTAATTTCTCAATTCCTATGTACAATATCAACAACAGTTTTCTGTCTCCTACAGAACTTCAAACACATCTCTACAAAGAGTCTATTGATACGATTGCTCGTATGGACGAAGCACTCTTGCTCGCTGCTATAGATGCTGCTGTGCAAGAAGCTGCGGGTTACCTTGGTAGCTACAATCGTGATTTGATCTTTAATAATCCCAGTGAACGCAATGCGCTGCTCTTGCTCTTTGTAAAGGATATTGCCGTATGGCACTTTATCAATCTTTGTAATGCTGGCTGTGAACTCGATCTTCGAGAAAAACGATATGACCGAGCCATAGCATGGCTTAAACAGGTGCAACGGGGAGAAGTTACTCCTATGCTCCCTCGGGTAGATAAAGATAACGACGGTACTCCTGATGCTTCCACAGAGTATATATATGGCAGCAATCCTAAACGCAATCAGCACTATTAATCAATAATGTTATAAATACCAATGGCAAAAAAGAAAACAACTTCAAAAACCACGAAAGCTCCAGAGCCTATTGTGGTGAATCAAATCATAGTAAAGTCTCCACAACGTAAGGTCTACGATGTAGGGCAGTGGCGCAATGCCCTAAAATCTGCTGATGCAGGACGTGTTAAGCAGCTATACGACCTCTATGATGATATACTCATCGACGGATTACTTGCCGATGCAATGGATAAGCGCATCGACGCTGTACTTAATGCAGAGCTAACTTTCCAAGATGCCGATGGTCAGGAAGTTCCCGAGATCACTTCTATTATCGACACACCCGATTGGGAAGAGTTGCTTAGACAGATTATGTATGGGCGGTTCTACGGAAGAAGTGGTATAGAATTGCTATGCACACCCGACTCCTTCCATATAGCACCTATCCCTCCCAAGCATATCAATCTTAGAACACGTTCTATCCTTATCAATGATAGCGATGAGAAGGGCATACCTTACGAGGGCGATAACTCCCTGCTTATCCTTGGTAAGGAGCGTAATTATGGTTTACTCCTCAAGGCTACACCATACGCCATTTATAAGCGCGGTGGCTTTGGCGATTGGTCGCAGTGGGTAGAACTCTTTGGCATGCCACAACGTGTGGGCAAGTATAATGCCTACGATCCTGAATCGCGCAAACTCCTAGAGCGTGCTATGGAAGAAGCAGGATCAGCGCCATGGATCATCATACCTAAAGAGGCAGAGGTGGAAACAAAGGCTAGTAATAATGGAAGTGGCACTTCTTACAATGAGTTTCGTCAGGCGTGCAATGAGGAAATACTGATAACCATTCTTGGACAAACGCTAACGACTGTACAAGGAGAGAAAGGTGCAAGATCACTTGGGGAAGTACACAGGGAAGTAGAAGAGGGCAAGAACCGCTCTGATATGCGCTTTGTACAGCGTGTACTCAATAATCGCATCCTACCAATGTTAGAGGCGCGTGGCTATCCTGTTAGTGGTGGTAAGTTCGTATTCCCGAAATCGGCTGAACAACTCTCTGTCTCTGATATTGTAATGCTTTCTGATATCTTACCTATTCCACAAAGTTATCTACACGAGAAGTATTCCATTCCTGTTCCTGAAGAGGAAGAACCTATTGCACGGAGAGAAGCTGCTGCTTTTGACGCTGTCGACATTACTCCTGAGGAAACAGAGAATACTACTCCTAACTTGGCTAAAGCGAATATTAAGAACGCTGATAAATCGCTAAAAGGGTTGCTACGCCGTTTTTTCGCCTTAGCCCCCACCAAGATGGGGGCGACATTGAGCTTAACAATCCCCACGAACTTTAGCGATGACACCTTAGACAATCGTATCATCAAGAGGGTTGCTTCTAATAATGCTACTTACTTCGATGCTGAATTGTTCGCAACTATATCCAAAGATCTTTTAAATGCCATTCATACGGCATTTAAAAAGCCTTTGAAGCATGCAGATGGTTATGTCTATGATGACCTCGATCCTGCTTTTGTTACGGCACTAGAGCAGAACATCTTCCACTTCTCGGCAGCAAAGACATTAGCAGAGATACAACAGCTTAACCAAGAGTTCAGAAAGGCTAAGTCGTTTGAGGAGTATTATAAGCAAGCGTTAAACACTTGTGCGAAGTATAATAAAAATTGGGGGCGGACAGAATATAGTACAGCTGTTCTTACAGCAGAGTCGGCTGCTAATTACCAGAGGTTGAGTGCTAAGACGGATAGATTTCCATTTTGGCAATATGTTACCCTCAACGATGGTAAGGTAAGAGAAGAACATCAAAAACTACATGGCGTTACGCTCAAATTCAACGACCCACTATGGGATAAGATATTCCCACCGAATGGGTGGAACTGTCGCTGCCGTGTACGCCCATTGATGAAGTTTGAAGTAACTAAGAATCTTGTAAAAGAGTCTGCTAAAAAGATAGACGAATATTTCGACTCGGATGATTGGGAAAAGATAGAAAACTCTCACTTCGCTGTTAATCCTGGTAAGCGTGCCGAAATCTTTAACAACAATCAAATGTATGTGCGCAATTTCCTTAATGATGCAGCTAAGCTTATGGAAAAGGTAAAACCGTCTGATTATGGTTGTGAGGATGATTACAAGAAGATCATAGCTACCTCTAGCCACAAGGTAAATAGTTACGAGGGAACTGCCAAGGATTGGTGGAAAGAGCATAAAACAATAGTAAACAATGAAGAGGTTCTTTTGGTCAAAGACTACTATCAGCGAGAGTGGATTATGCGGCGTAAAGAGTTTGATACGCATACTTCAAATATTACCAAGTCGCGTGAGTTTAGAACACAATATCTTGATTGTATCAACGAGGTAATGCAAAGTCCTGATGAAATATGGCTAGGACAAAGTACAAAGGATAATCAGCAAAAAGATTATCAACTCACAGAATGGCACTTGGTTAAATACTATAATGATGTAGCTATTGTCTGCGTTTGTAAGATACAAAAAAGTAAAATGAGTTTCAAATCTTGGTATCTTTTAGAAGATAATAATGTGAGAAAAGGTATTCTAGTCTATCATAAATAAAAAGTAAGCGGTAAGGCTACTTAATAACCTTACCGCTTATCGGGCTAATACTAACGCTCGCTTGTCCGATTACAAGCCTGTAACAGCTCCGATGACCCGATGGGATGCCATTTGCGATTGATACCGACCGTTAGCACTGTACTTATGCTACAAAGATACATATTATTTTTTAATAACAAACAAATAATAAAGAAAAAACATCATGACTCTCCAAAATCTCGAGCAATATTTCGCCACTCTACCCGACAAAATCCTCCCTGATGCTGCCCACATCGTAGCCGAGACAGCCACAGAATACTTTAAGCAGTCGTTTACTCGGAAGGGCTTCGACGGTAATCCTTGGGCTGCTGCTCGTACACCAAAGAAGCGGGGATCATTGCTAATCGATAGCGGCGCACTGATGAACTCTATTCGCCCATTAGAGGTGAGCAAAAGCCGTGTTGTTATTGCTGCGGGCAATGCTAAGGTTACTTACGCAAGAGTCCATAACGAGGGCTTTAACGGAACGGTCTCTGTTCCTGCACATATTCGTAAGACAAAGAAAGGTTCTGTGTCTGTTACAGCGCATACACGTACTGCACACATCATTCAGCGACAATTCTTAGGCGATGCCGAAGAACTCAATAAGAAAATTAAAGAGCGATTAGTTGGCTACATTAATTCGGTTACATCTCACTAACGCACTTATCGTTTCCATAACTTTTAAAAACATAATAAACAAATGAATAAAGATTTTTTCATCGCTATTACTGACCGCATCAAAAAGTCAGTGTCTCAAATCAACTGGGTAGATGCTGACGAAGCACAGCTATCACTCTCTGAGCGACCACCTATTGCTTTCCCTGCATGCTTAGTGGATATTAGCTACCCTGCTTGTGTTACATTGTCAAGTGGCAGACAAAAAGTAAAGGCGCGTGTAGAACTCCGCATCGTATTCTCGCTTCAAGGGTGTACAAATGCTGCTGCACCATTAGAAGTACGCCAGCAAGCCTTAGCACGATTTGACACCATTCAAGCCGTTCACGAAGCCTTACAGTGGTGGGACGGAGGTAATCTCTTCAATCCTCTACGCCGTATCAGTGCTACACCTGAACGCCGCTCTGATGATCTAAAGGTGTATAAAGTAATCTATGAAACCGAGTTTTTCGACTAATGCTGTTTTTGGACTATCCCCAGCTAAATCCAGGAAAAAGGCTAGCTAACTTCCTTGCAGAATACTTATTGCTCAATAGTTCGCGATACAAGCTATCATTATCTACTAAAGCATTCTGAATAGTGCGGTCATCGACAAAGAACTCATAGTCTGAAAGGATCTTAATGACATCGTCAAAACGCCTACGTCTGATCTCTGTCCAGTAGTAATAACGAGCTACTAAAACCTTGTTGCGCTTCATGACGCGTTGCTTACGTGAAGAAATGGTACAGTCGCCTATAGGCTGTGTTCTAGCACGCCTACGGATGGTCGTTTCACGATCAACAACCTTGCCATAATCAAAATTAAGCATCAACTGTTCCATAAACGCAAAATTACAAAAAAAGCAGCTAACATTCAAGTTGTTAGCTGCTTTTTTCATTACATTATTAATCTTCTATTCAAATAGGTCTCTCACTTCTTACCTCTCTCAACTCTCCGTCATTCCTAGCGCAATAGGCTTCCAAGCTCCGTTTTCGTCCTTTTGCTCTGCTCGGATAAATTGCTTGCTAATCTCAGGCTGATAGCTCTCTTCGATGATCTTTACCCCCTCAAGAAAACGTTCATCGCCTAGGTCGTTGGCTACTTTGCGAAGCTGCACGATGCGTGATGCCTTTAGCGTGCCTTTCTGATCTTTGGCTAGCAACCTTAACACCATATCTACAAGCGTCTTGGTCTTTTCATCGCTAGCCAAAGAGGAGATATACTCCTTAACAATGTTGATACCATCTTCCACCGTATCACGATAACCATCTGTAGTGTATTGCCCTAAGATCACTCTTTGTGTTCCCTCGCTGTTGGTGAAGGTATGACTTCGCTGACCTTCTGCTTTGGTCTTAAACAAAGAACTTTTTAGCTCTAGCACTCCCTTAAAGTTGTTAAGAACTTGCTGCTTTGCTTTCTTGATGTTCTCCGACACTTGCAATAACAAAGGGATAGAAGTGGCGATCTCTTCATCTACGAGGTGATTATAATAATCCCTGTCTTGCTTTGCTCTTTGCTCGGCTTTCTTTCGCTCTTGTGCCTTTTGGAATGCCTCAAACTGGGCTTTTTCTTCGGCTGTCATTTCTACTTTTACTGTCTCCATATTCTTTAATTGATTACGTTGTTGTTTGATAATGGTATTGCCACCACCTTTTTAGTTTCTTTGTCGTTCTTTGCCACTGGCTGTAGTCCACCTTTACGATGAATACTGCGTAGTTTTAATTCTAATTGCTCCAACTCCTCTAGCTTGATATACCTAAAAGCCTTACCCGCTATCTTAGGATTTTCACAAAATAGATCCACTCGCTGCCAGTCTGTAGTATCTATACCTAATTGTTGCATCAATTTTAGGCAAACGCTGCGCTCTTTCTTTAGTTCTTTCTTATTACCAACAAGATCTTCCATTGCTTCAATCATTTGCCGATACTCCTTATCTTTCATTACTCTTAGCGACGGAGTGCGCCCGTCTGTATATTCATATACCAGCTGCTCTTTATTCGCACCAGGCATCTGCTTTAACAGTGCGTAAAACCGTGCATAGTTCCGTTCTCCCATTGCTTCTCCTCCTGCCAGTCTTTATACATCATTCTACCTCTTGCCACTGCTTCCGAAACACTGACTTTAAAGTCATCAATATTAAACAGTGGAATACCATTCACACTCACATATAGCACGCTATTGTATTCCATTACTTGTACCTTTTCTCGTGCTTCTACATCAAGCCTAGCATCACTCTTAGCCTGTCTACGCTCCTTACAATTAGCTAACCACTGCTTAACACCAGCTTTTAGCTCTTCAAAAAATCTTCTTCCCATTGTTTGTTTTTTAATTGTTATTTACTTGCTTTCCACTCAATCGTTATATCGGCACTCAGTTTTCCGCTTCCCTTACAAATAGGACACTCCTCCTTGTACCGCTCTTGCAACTCATTCTCTTGCCACAGATAACCATTACCTTGACAATACTCACACTTATGGTCGTTACTCA